CCTGGCCGACAGGTGGCTGATTGGGAAGCGGATCAACTTCCTGCCCCCCTCCCCCTGGCCCCATGGCGCGCAGGGGCGCGTGGTGTATGGCGCTCCAGGGCGCGTAATAGGAGCGCGCCGGTCATGCCTTCCCTTTCCTTCGCCTTACGTCCTTAGGCGTCTTCTTCGAGTGGCACGCATGACACATGCTTTGCAGGTTGTTCCGGTCCAGCCGTCCGCCGCCGTCCTGGTGAGGCACGATGTGGTCCACGTCGATGGCCGCCTTCCCGCACCCTGGGGTGACGCACACGGGGTTTGCCATGAGGTGGGCGAGGCGCACCTTCCGCCATGTGGCGTCATAGCCCCGGTTGGCCGCTGACTCGCGCTCCTTGCCTGGCGGTCGAAAGGTCGAGCTGGCCACTTTGGCGGGCCGGTGTCGCTTTGGCTTATCTGGCATCTGGTTGTTCCCCTCGTGGTATGAGGGCGCTACATCCTCGGGCGCTGCATGGCCTGGGAGATCCTACTGGCATTGGGTTGCCGCCGGAGCCTGCTCGTCGGTCGGTGCCTGTGAGTTCGTGGCTTTCTCGTAGGCGTCAAATAGCGTGTTGGCTTCATCTCTCTGCTCGTCCGTCAAATCGAATCGAACAGAATCGTTATTCAGGGCCTCGACCTCTGGGTCGGTGGGCTCGCGGGGCGTGGGATATTGATTGCTCAGGGCCTTATGGTAAGCGCGCCACATAGCCGTGCAGTGAGCCATCATCGTGCGGCGCTCAAGGGCGGTTGGGCGGGGCGTGTTCTTGATCATCTCGTAAAGCACGTGACTGAATGTGGCGTCGTCCTCATCGTAGACAGCGGCAACATCATCACTGTTCGGTTCCGGGTCGCCTATCCATTCTTCACGCTCCGGTTCCGCACCCATCCCCCGCAGCACGGCGTCACGGATGGCGGCGGTCATTCTCATGTACCGATCTGCGTTATCGCCGCTTCCGTTTAGCCATGTATGCTCAGCCATAACAGCCAACTCATCCACATCCGGCACGCCCGCAGGCACCTTGACCGGCACCGTGTCCCGCTGGCGGAGGGCCGCGAGTTCTTTTTTCAGTTCCTCCACCTCAACGAAGTAGCAGTGGTTCTTTCGCTTCCACTGGTCCCGTTCAACCTTCACCGCCTCCAATTCCTCGCGCATCCACGGGTGGTAGTTTCCCGACTCGAAGGGGTTCAGTGCCTTGATCCATTTCCACATGCTCATTTCCTCCACGATTCAGGTTCAAAGATTCGGCCTGTTGCCAGGGGCGAGTGCACCCAGAGCATGCTGTCTCGGTTGTTGCTCGACGGGGTGACCCCCCCGGGGGGCAGGAAGTTGATCCGCTTCCCAATCAGCCACCTGTCGGCCAGGGCCTTGTGCTCGTGGTACCAGTCCGGCGTGTGGGTAGCGTGAGTCAGGATCAGGCTCGTTACGCCTTCCTCGCGTTCCTTCGCGGCCTTAGCCAGCCACTTCGCGCATTCTGAGAATCCGGGGTTGCACCACACAGCGCCGTAATTGGCCCAGGAGTTATTGATCCCGTCGATCCCGGCGCAGTCAAGGCTGGAGCCGAGATCACAGCCCACAGGGGCCAGGAAGCGCGGCGCTTTCGAATTGTGCGGCTCGGCGCAAGCGTCAAGGCCGAACTCGGTGAAGCCGTAAACCGGCAGAACTTCTCGCTCGCACCACGCTATGAAGGCCGGTGGTGTGGCCCAAGTCTGGAATCCCATCACTGCCCCCTTCCGAGCATCTGCTCAGCGTCTCGCGCAAGGCGGTCCAGTTTGACAAACCACTCGGTACGAAGGTCGCCTATTGGCACCTCGGCCTGTCTCTCGTCGGTGGCGTCGACCATGCCTGCTGCATGGCCCGCGGCAAAGGCCATCTCGACCACATCGCGTATCGTGCTCATTTTCGTCTTTCCTTCTTCGTTTCTGGTTTCGGCCTTGGTGCTGGTCGTTGCGGATCTGGGTGCGGACGGAAGCCCTGGGTACTCGCTTGCGAGGGGGACCCGGTGGTGGGAAGTGTGGGGAGGTACGACCCCACTTACCATCCGCCCACAGATCCCGCGATAGCACCTCACACCAGGGGGGATCTGGGATCTGCGGTATAGACCAATATGTATTGGGGGTATGGGGGTAAAATTTACGCAGATCCCAGATCCGGATCTGCCGTCGGTTTTTGTGTTTTTGTGTTGGATCTGCCCAGATCCCAGATCCAGGATCTGTCTGTGGCGTTTTACCCGGATCTGTGGGCTGTCATAGATCCTCGGATCCCCCCTCATGAGAGCACCTCGATCTGGATAAAAATGCCGGGTATTGGGCCGGTGAATTTCTCGCAAATCTCGCTTGCGACCTGGGCATCATCCTTCCAGAATCCGCCCTTCGTCATGGCGTCCTTAAGGGCCTTCTGCAGGTTGTCCGTGTCGGGTTTCGTGCTCTTGTAGACCGCTTCCTGCGTGCCTGGCCATATCCACTTACAGCACAGTTGCAGCGGGCCTTGGATCGGCTCAGGGGGCCTGTGTTCGGACAAATGGGCGGCAAGTTTGGCCTTCATTTGCTCGACGGCTGGCGGGTCGTAGAACACCGGCTTGCCGCCTCGGATGGCCACCTTGTGCATTTGGGCCGTCGTCTTCGGGGGTATCATCGGGAGGAAGAATTGCATCAGACGGCCTCCCGAAATGAGAGCGCCAATTGCTCGGGAATTCGTTGACTCCACTGCTCCGCCATAGCCCGAGCGATGCCTGTATAGGTCTTGCTTCGGAGCCTGGCCCGGTCGGGTGAAGGCCCGAGCTTGTTCTGGCCGCTCGCGGTCTGGTTGGCCCTGCGCGCCGTTCTTCCGCCGGGTAAAACATCAGTGGGGAGAAGCAAGGGAAGGCCTTTAAGCCACAGGCACGTGGCCTTGCTGGCATCTTCGCCGAACTGCCAGGGCTGTATTACCTGATCGGGCTTCCGCCACAGGCTCGACATGATACCAATCGGATTTTCAATCGCTACCCGCGAGCATTCGACCCGGGCGAACTGCATGAAGAATTCAATGCTCTTCTGCTGGCGGCCGTCCGCGCGCTTGGCGGCAAAATGCCGGGCCCCACTCACGGCAAGGTCAGTGCAGGGTGGAAACGCTACGATCATATCCCAGCCCCCCCCTGCAAGGACCGGGCCAACGTCTTGCTGTAGATGCCATTCCGGATGTCCGCCAGAACACGGCAGGATGTCGCACGAATAGGCCTCGTGCCCTCTCCCGCGAAGTTGTACCGTTACGGCTTGCGACTCTTCGCACGCAACTAAAATACGCATCATGCCTCACCTTCCAGCGGGAAAATGCCGCCGTCGCGCCTCACGAAGTCACCCAGGGCGTCAATCCGCTTCTTTGTCGGGGACTCAGTCAGGCCCAAGATCTCGGCCACGGCTTGCCACCGCGGGATGCCGTCCGGGTCCTGCTTGGCGGCCTCGGCGATGGCTTTTCGCGTGGCCTTCTCCCGGTCGATCCTGTCTCGGTCCTTGTTGCTCAATTTCGGGTTCTGCTCGTCGTAGGCCTCGCCCTCGGAAGAAGTTCGGACCATCCCGTCATTGCAGAGCATCAGCCCGGCGTCCATGAGTAGCGGCTTTACGAAGCGCGCCTCCATGCCAATAGCCTTCGCCAGCTTGTTGATGTCGGCAAAACCATGCTCGAAATGCGGTTCCATGAACGCCGCGCCCAACTTCTCCAGGTTGGCATTCCGCCGGCGCTTTGCCGCTTCCTTTGCCGCTTCCTGCTGGGCCATCCACTGCGGTTCCTCGCCTTCCGCCTTGGCATCGGCCAGTAATTCGGCCTGCTCCATGGTGTGGAAGGGGTGCCGGAACCAGAATTGCCGCGGGGCCATCGGGGCGAACTCCCGGAGCGTGCCTTCCATCCGCCAGCCCGTGGCCTGCTCGACCGACTTCACGAACGGGGCGATCTCTCGGTCGATTTCCGAGTTGCCGAACAGCTCACGGGCCTTGGCCAGTACCTTGTCCGCGATCAGGGCATCGTCCTGGGGGTGGTCCAGGCTTTCGCGCCATCCATCGCGGGCCTTGTCTAAGATGCTGCACACCCGGTCCGCTACCTGGCGGTCTACTACGGCCTTTCGTGTCGCAGCGGTTACCGTCAATTCGATGATGTCCAGGATGGCGTCAGGGTCACGAGCGAATACCCCCGAACCTGACGATCGGTCCCGGCTGGATTTCTGCCCCTGGGCGCCCTTGCTGTGGTGGTGGCAGTAGATGACGGCCGCCCCGAGCTCGGCACACACCCGGTCGAACTGGTTGCAGAAAAACGCCATCTTGTCAGCCGCGTTTTCGTCGCCCGTGATGACCTTGTAGATGGGGTCAATGATGATGGCCTTGTAGCCCCGCTTATGGGCCCGGCGAATGAGTTTCGGCGCGAGGGTATCCATTGGGACGGCCTTACCTCGAAGATTCCACAGGTCAATGTTCGCGATGTTCGACGGGGCCCATTCCAGCTTGTCGTACAGGTCTCGGATGCGGTGCAGGCAGGAAGCCCGGTCCAGTTCGAGATTCACGTAGAGCACGCGCCCCTGGGCACAGGGCCAGCCAAGCCATTCACGCCCCTCGGCAATGGCGGCAACGAGCTGGAGCAGCATGTAGGACTTGCCTGCCTTCGAAGGGCCGGTCAACAGCCCCTTGTGGCCCTGACGGAGTACACCATCAATCAGGGGCTCGGCCAGATTCGGTAAGTCGCTGAAAAAGTCAGCTAGGGCCTCGAAGTCCGGCAGCGAATCATTGGCCTCTTCGACGAACTCTTTCCACGCCTCCCATGACTCCTTGCCCTGGTTCGTGGCCACGAGGTACTGCTTCTGGCCGTTCCGCAGGACACCAGGCATCCGGGATAGTCGGGACGGGTTCTTGTTCTGCGTGTCGATTTCAAGGCCGTTCTTCTGGCATACCTTGTGCAGGAAATTGACCCGCTCCCGGTATTCCTCCTTTGATGTGGCATTGATCCTGACGATGGCATGTAGCGACTTTCCGCCCGAATGGACCAGCGCAGCGATTGGCAGTTCCAATTCTGCGTAGATAGCGGCCTGCTTCTCGATGGCCAGCGTGTCGGACTCCACCAAGGCATAGCGAAAGGAGGTCACGTTGTCGTCGCGAACGCCTTTGCCGTCCAGCGGGTTGAATCGAATCCAGGCACCGCACTCAGGGGCGTAACTGCCCACGGTGTAGCTCAGGTCATCGCCGTACTTGGCCAGGTCCTGCAGCAACTCGCCAGCCGTCCGGGAATAGCTCCCTTTCTTCGGGAGGTGCTTGCCCTCGTCATTGGTCCAGGACTCGGTGACATAGCCCACGTACTCCTCGGCCCCGAAGAGCGCCGAGAGATACGCACTCAGTTCCTTGGCTGGGCTCCAGTCTTCCGTAGGTGCGTCCAGTTCGACGGGCTCCAGCCAACCGGGGTCAACGAACTGAAGCGACTCGGCAGGCCGATGAATGACGTCATCCCAGCCGATAGCCTCATTGGGGCCTGCGCTCTGTGTGGGACGCCAGCCGTTTTGCTTGGCGAATTCCACGAGGGTGCCTACTGTGATGGGTGTGCCTGAGCCCTGGAAGCCCGCCCACTTCTTGCCGCACTCGCCTTCGTGGTAGCGCTTGGCGTCTCGGCTTGACCACTGTTCCCAGTCTTGGGCCGTGCCACCTTCGTGCTTGATGGCCATGCCGACCGAAAGCCAATCCTCGTAATTGAGGTAGGCGGGGTCGATGGCCGAAAGTAGTTCGTGGAGATCAGCCATTCGACGGCTCCGCGAATTGTTCAGCGGCCCTAATGCAGACCACGGCAGCGTCAAGAAGTTCGGCGATCACTGCCTGTCGGGTGAGATAATCATTAGCCTGTTCCGCTTCCATCAACTCGATCCGTGCTGCACTTATTGCGTGACAAGGCAAAAGGAACTTGCCGTGCGTAGCGTTGGCGTGGTTGATGCGCTCGGCAAGGTGCTCTAGCGTTGTGATCTTCATGGCTCCTCCCCCAACGCTTCGACCAAGCGCGAATACAGATCCTCGCGCTCTTCTTTGCAGGCGTTATAGATAAACTTCTTGAGTTCAAGAACACGCTTTGACAGGTCACCGTCCGTGCGATCCCAAATCTCTTGCATGCGAACTTCGTAGTTGATAAGCCTCATCCAGCGATCTCCATCTGACTCGGTGCAGGCGTGTAGGTCGTGGGCTCGATGCCGTTCGGAACGCGCCAGGCATTGCCCGCGATCCGGTCGATCAGGCGTCTGGCGGAGTCGAATTCCCACTGGCCCACATGCTGGAAGCCCTTGCCCTCAAGGAAGCGGATCTGCTTGGCCGTCGTGAGGCCCTCGGTGCGGCGCTTGTTCAGCCGGTCAAGAAGCAGGGCTGCTTTGCCTGAGCACTCGATCTCGTCAGGGAACAGGCCAGCCTTTTCGAGGGCGGCTTTCTGCTGGATGGACACCGGCGCCATTTCCCAGCCGAACGCCGGGACGTAGCCGGACAGGTCTTCCGCGGCGATGCTCATCTCGAACTGGAGCGGGTCAACCAGCTTCTGCTTGCGGTTGCGCATCTCGGCCAGCTTCTTGGCGAGGGCTTCCTCGCGCTGGGCCACGCAATCAGACTCGGCCTTTTCCTCGGCTTCGATCAGGTCAACCGCCGCACCGGACTCGTTGATATTCTCGGTCATCTTCTGGGCTACGTCTTCCGAGCCCGCGATCAGGCAGGCCGGACGGCACAGATCAAGTCGCTCCGTATTCCAGAGGAAGTCCAGGAGTAGCAGATCTTCCTTGCCAGGAAACAGGCGCGTCCCTCGGCCAACCATCTGGCAGAACAGCGCCCGGATCTTCGTAGGCCGAAGGGGGACGATGCAGTCCACGCGCGGGCAGTCCCAGCCCTCGGTGAGTAGCATCGAATTGCACAGAACGTCATACCGGCCCTTGTCGTAGTCTGCCAGTACCTGAGCTCGGTTGTTGCTCTCGCCGTTGACTTCGGCGGCCTTGAACCCGGCCAGGTTGAGCAGTTCCGTGAAGCGCTGCGAAGTCGCGATCAGGGGCAGGAACACCACCGTCTTGCGGCGTCGGCAATGTTTCTTCATTTCGTCCACGATCTGATCGAGGTACGGTTCCAATGCCGAGCCAAGGCCAGCCGCCGCATAGTCGCCCGATTGCTGGGCCACGCCGCGCAGGTTGATTTGTAGCGGGATGGTCATCGCCTTGATCGGGCAAAGGAAGCCGTCACGGATAGCGCGCGGAAGGCTGTATTCATAGGCCAGCGAATCAAAGTACTGGCCGAGGTTCTTCATGTCGCCCCTGTCCGGTGTGGCTGTCACGCCCAGCACGTCGGCAGCTTCGAAGTGGGCCAGCACGCGCTGGTAGCTGTCGCTCAGCACGTGGTGGGCTTCATCGACGATGATCACGTCGAAGTAGTCCACCGGGAACTGCATCAAACGCTTGGGCCGCATAAGGGTCTGGACGGATCCGACAACCACGCGGAAGAATTCGCCCAGGCAAGACTGATCCGCCTTCTCGACGGCGCATTGCAGGCCGGTGGACTTGCTCAACTTGTCGGCGGCCTGATCAAGCAGTTCGCCACGGTGGGCCATGATAAGCACGCGCTTTCCGGCACGCACAAGTTCTTCGATCAACTGGCAAAACACGATGGTCTTGCCGCATCCGGTAGGAAGCACCAGCAGCGTGCGCCGTCGGCCTTCCCTCCATTCACCCAGTATCGCGGCCTTGGCCTCGGTCTGGTAGGGTCGTACTGAGAATGTCACCATGAGTTCTTTCCTTCTAGCATGTCTCGTAGAGTTTGGATTTCCGCCTGTAGTACGCCGGTCCTGATTCGCCAGAATTCCGGGCCCATTACCGCTTCCGCCTGGAGCACCGCCAGCCACCTCACCGGGTCAACGACCTTGGTATGGGAGTTCAGCCGAATGGGGGCTGGCGGTAATTGCTCCGGTGTGACGGACTGGATCCAGGCGAGGGGCATCAGAACGGAATCACGTCTTCTTCTGTTTCGGGCAGCCCGGCCTGGGTGGGCGGTACGGGCTGTTGCTCAGCGCCTGGCTCAGGCGGCTCGATAAAGCCCTTGATGTCGTTGTAGGTCTTGTCCTCATGCTTCCGCTGGCCCATCTTGCAGACGCCTTGCCGTCCTACGAGTTGGTTCCAGGCAAGCACCAGCGGATCGCCATGCTTGCGAAGGCCGACCCCGGCGAAGAAGGCGCAGAGAAGGCCCTCGCATTTCTTGTTCAGGTAAAGCTTGTGGATATGCTTCACGGTGCCGAGTTCAGCCGCGTCCACATCCAGAGTGATGATGGCCATCGGGCAAGCGCACATCTTGGGGCCACCCTCGTAGCGGCCTCGCTCGAACTTCACCACGGTAAAGCGATAGTTTCCCGGTGGCAGATCAACGAAGTCGCCCCCTTCATTGGGTTGCTCGATCCGCTCTTCATCCCACCCGATTGCAACATTGGTATCAGTGCTCATGTGTCGGTGCTTTCTACGCGGCCACGCCGCCGTTGATCATCCCCAGGAACTTTTCCCAGTGAGGGAAAATGAATTTGTCTACGATCTCGGGGTCGATGTTTTCCATGGGCGTTCCAGCCGGGTACTTGCCCTTTGCGACAAGCACCGCGAGCAATTGATCGTAAGTCACCCCCGACTCGGCCATGAGCTTGTTCAGTGCAATATGCTGCGCTTTTAGCACCGGCCCGCTTTCGACAGTTGAGGGTGCGGGCGCGGAAGAAGCAGACACCGAAGGCGCTGCAGGGACAGGCGCAGGGGCAACAGCCGCAGGCGCCGGAGTCGGAGCAGGCCGAGCACTGAGGCCTGTGAAGCACTTGGCCAGCGGCGCAATACCAAGGTCCATTTCGCGGGGCAGGCCATCCCGGTTCTTGGCGTCGAACGCTGCGGAGTGCTCGGAATACATAACGCGCCGCGTGCCGCCCTGGCCTTTGCCGTTCTTGCCCTTGTCGTCCACCACGACGATGGTCTTGTAGTTGACGAAGAGCATCAGGTCACACCACGCTTTGAGCAGCGGCGCCACTTTCTTTTCCAGGTCCAACTGGTAGCGGTCGAACTGGCCCTGCTCTTCAGGAAGCTCGAACTTCTTCGCGGTGGAGTGGGCCAGGAAGACGACGTGCATTTTGCCGGGCTGAATGAAATCGGCTTCCAGTTGCGTGAGCAAGTCGGACCACATCTGTGCGAGCTCGTTGTAGCTCTTGCCGTAGTCGTTGTTACCACCCATGCCCGCGAAACCGTTCTGAGCGCACACCTGCTTGACGGCGAGCTTTTCCAGCCAATCAGCCGTGTCGAAGACAAGCGTCTCGTAGCCCATCTGATCCTTCGCGAGTTCCACGAGAATCTGCTTCATGTGTGCCCATGTCGAAGGGCGAGGGGTGCGCGCAACATCGAGCCGCGACGTGCCGCCCTCCACGTCGATAAAAAGGGGCTTCGGAAAGTCCTTAGCCAAGCTGGATTTGCCTACGCCCTCAGGTCCGTATATCAGGCTCTTCACGGGCTTCGGTTGAATTCCTCGAATAACTTCCATGGTCGTGTTCCTCCTACCATTCCATCGCGACGTTGGGCCGCGCTTCGATTCCAGTGATTACGTCGGCATACGACTTGCCCGCGGGCAAACCATCTTCGATGATGATCGAGCACTCATCCCCGGTACTCACCCGGGTGGCGATAACCTGCAAGCCCTCGGCCTCCAGCCAGGCGCCGAAGTCTTGCAGCGTCTCAAGGTCCATCTGTTCAAGCTTGTCCATGAGCACGAAACTGCAATCTGGCTTCAGGGCCCGCACGATGGCCACCGCCACGCGAAGCTGCTCCGAGCCGCTCATGCAGTCCCACTTCTGCGTGTTGTAGACAAGTTCGCCCTCTTCGACGCTGAGCCCAGGCAGCGGCAACGGGGCCGAGGCCAGCAAGGCAAGACGCTCGGCGCGGAGGGTGTTAATTTCGCCACTCTTCGCTACGTACTGCTTTTCGTACTGATCGGCTTCATCCGTCGCGGCGGCCTTCTGCGCGTTGGCCGCGATCTGCGCGTTGATGCTTTCGAACTCGGCAATCTGTTTTTCGAGTTCGGCAGTGCTTTCGTCGGCGAGGCCCTGGCTGGACTGCGAGGCCGTTTCCCAGTCCTGAACGGCGGCCTGTAGCGTGGCCTCGGCGTCCGCCAATTCGCGCCGAATGAGGTCGACACGGGCCGAGGCCTTATCCATGATGTCGTGGTATCGCTCAGCGGACTGCCGCTTGCGCTGGTTCTCACCATTGCGCGCAAGCACGTCCTGCTGTCGGGCGATCAGTTCCGAGATACTCAGGGGCTCGCTCGGCACGTCGGCGTACTCGGGTAACTGATCGGCGTGCCCCTTCTTCTGGGTCTTGATGGGGTATAGCCCGGCGCGTTCCTGTTCGAGTCGCTTCTCTTTCAGGTCAAGCACGGCCAACTGATCGCCGATGCCGAGGATCCGGAGTAGGATCTGCGCCTTGTCCCGGTCGCTCGCGTCCATAAACTTCGGCAGGTCCAGGGCGAACTCGGACACGAACGCATCCAAGAGGCTTTGCCCGGAGCGCTTGCCTTCGGGGTCAATGACGGTCAGCGTGCCGTTCTTCCCCTTGCGCTCGACGCGGATCCCATTGCTCAGCGTGAGCGAGATTGCGGGATCACTCATGGATCCGTTGCGGTGGGCCTTGCTCGGCTCCTTTTTCTTGCCACCGAGCACCCAGGCGATAGCGTCCAGGACAGAGGTCTTGCCCTGGCCGTTCTTGCCCCCTACGATGGTCAGGCCCAGGGGCGAGGGCTCCAGGTGAAAAGCTTTCACGCTCTTCACGTTCTCGATCTGGACGGACGTGATTCGTAGCCGTCCGTCCAGTGGTTGCGTTTTTACAGTCATTCGAGTATCCTTTTAGTGGTAATGGTTTCGCCGTCGCAGAGTTGGCCCTCTTGCGGCGGCTCTTGTTTATGCCGCAGGCTGCTCAGGCTCGGGGCTCGCTTCGGCCTTCTCGGGCTCGGCTGTCGGGATTTCCAGCTGCAACTCGCTGTTGCTCATTTCGCGGAATTCGACGATCTCCCCCGTGTCGTCTCGGCTGACAGTGACGGTCTTCTGGTCCCAGTCTTTCGTGACGGTGATGTCCACGGGCCGGTATTCGTATCCGTTACGCATCAAGGTGCGGGCGGCCTTCTCCTTGCCGCGCGCCTCTTCTTCCTCGGCCTTGTATTGCGTCGTGGCCTGCTTGCGTGCCTGTTCTGCCGCTTCGGCAGCTTCCGACGCCTCGGCCATCTTCCTGGCCTGATTTAGCAGTTCGTCATCGGTCAACCGTACCTGCAGGGTGCGCTTGCCGTGGCTCAACTTGATCCGAGGTTCCTCGGTCGGGGTTACGATTTCCGCTTCCTTCTTCTTGCTCATGTCATGGGTTCCTGTTTGTTAAGGTTTCGAGGTAATTACTCCGCAGCCGCCTGGGCCTCGCGCTGGAGGCTGCGGAAGCTTTCGAGCCACTTGTCCATGGCCTCGGTCGGTGTCATGGGGACAAAGGTCGAGTTGTGGCGGGTGCCGGGGTCCAGCAGTTCCCGATACTCCCAGCGGCGAATGATCATGTCCGCCTCGTTGACTACATCGGGCATGGCGACGACAGAACAGCCAACCTCGGCGAGGACCATGTGCAGGATCCGATCTTGCACATCGGCGTAGGGCAGTTTATGGATGACACCCTGCTCGTCTGGCACGTGGAACCAGACCTTGTCTTTGAGGGGCGCGGGAACGTCACCGATATAGGCCTCAGCCGCATCATGCAGCAGGCCCCACAGCCGGTACTCATCGGAGCACTGGCAGGACACCATAATCGAGTGCTCGGCCACCGAGTAGTACTCGCGGACCTGCCCGCCCCACCGGCAGCGATGCGCCAGGCCGCGGGCGATGTCGGAGAAGAGGATCTGCTCCGGTATCGGATTGAAGGGGCTTATCAGGCCACCATCGAATGTGTAAAGTTTCGTGTTCATTTTGCTCTCTTTCCTTGTGGTTGTTGGATAGTTCAGCCGTCGCCGTCGCCGGAGCCGTAGCCGTAGCCGGAGCCGTAGCCGGAGCCGGAGCCGGAGCCGGAGCCGTAGCCGTCGCCGGAGCCGTAGCCGTCGCCGTAGCCGTCGCCGGCGCCGGAGCCGGAGCCGGAGCCGGAGCCGGAGCCGTCGCCGTCGCCGGCGCCGCAGCCGCAGCCGGAGCCGGAGCCGGAGCCGTAGCCGGAGCCGGAGCCGTCGCCGTAGCCGTAGCCGGAGCCGGAGCCGGAGCCGTCGCCGTAGCCGGAGCCGTAGCCGGAGCCGGAGCCGGAGCCGTAGCCGGAGCCGTCGCCGGTCAATCCTGCTGCTCGGGCAATCAGTTCTTGGTCCGAACTCGACGACGACAACGCCATGGCAGCAGCGACTGGAAGGGCTGTCGCGGTGGGTGCGTATCGACCGCACCACTCCCGCACGCCTTCGGTGCATGCACCACTGCGAATCAGGTCGTCACGCGTGATCATCATTACGCGGCTTCCCACGCGGAGACAGCTTCCGGCGAGCACTCCCACACAGCCGTGATGTCGTGAAGCGCTACGATGTTCGCGCGACTGCCCACCCGGCTGTTGCTGTTCGGGCCGACTGCCGCCAGTTCCGCGATGCCCGTTTTCGTTGCCCAGTAGATCGCGCACCGGGCCCCGTCGATACCCATAGTTCGGGCGGCCATGTCCTGATCCTCGGCGACGTAGCCGAAAAATACCCCGCGATGCTCCGTTGTAACCAAAACTGCTTTCTTCATTGTTCTCTTTCCTCTCATGGTTGATTCCTTTGCCCCGGCCCGAGTAGACGCAGGCCGGGGCAACTCGCCTTATACCTTTCAGTTTCCGTGCTACATCTTCATGGCGTTACCCTCCTGGCTTGTCCCAATGCCCCGCCACGGGCCTTCGTCGGCAACCTTGCCTCTCTATCAATCGCGGATGGTCCCAACCCATCCATAGGGTTCGAATTTACTGCCGGTCGGGAAGCCTTTTCCGAACATCCCGACCGGCGATTCAACTGTGTGCCTGATGACGCTCAGACTGGCGTGCTCTCGGGCCGGACGCGTCCCGCATCCCAGTGGCCTCGTGAAAGCAAAAAGCTACGCCGCGCGCTTCGGACTTCCGCCGCCGATACTGCCCGTCATCTTCTTGGTACGCGTCCCATTGTCGTCGCCGTGCTTTATGCCCCGCTCAAGCCCTCCATTGTGGCCGCGCTTCAGGCAGTTGGCTCTTGGTTTCGTGTTCGAGATTCGTCCGCGTCTACGTCGCATTGGGTCTTTCCTTCGCTGTTGAGATTGAAAAAGTTGCGGCGGGAAGCGGGAGCAAACCCGCCGCGTTCAGGGCCATGTGGTGTCGCGGCCCTGGAGTGGGAAAGCTAACTGCCCGGCGCACACCAGATCTGTTCGATCTCCGGCTGCCGACCGGCAACGACCATCTTCCGCCACCAGCCCAGCGTGGGCACCAGTTCGGCGCATTCCTCCGCGCTCGGTGCGGCCTCGGGTTCATAGCAAGTCACGCGAGCAGATGACGGGTCGGTCGGGTCTTCCAGTTCAGTGAACTGCACCAAGTACGCGCGCTTTCCGGTCCCGCGAAGCATGGCGCGCATTTCGTTGCCGATCTTGTTCATGGCGTGGGCTCCAGGATGGCGCGAAAATTGGCAATACGTTCGCAGTACTCGCACTGCTCATCCTCTTCGGTCTCTTCGCAGTAGCACAGGTCCAGTAGTGCCGGAATAGCGTGCTGCATTACCGCGTCCAACTTCCCGGCGAGGTCCGTGTCCACAGTCTCGAACGGCACGCCGTGCTTCGTGCAGATGGCGTAACGGTTGTGACCGCCGAGGAGAATGTCATCTGTCGAGCAGCCCAACGCCTTCGCAAGCGCCACTACGGATTGCCCGCTCGGCCCATTGCGGCCCGTTAGCCACTGCTTGATCGCCGGGACCGTTAAGGGCTCTCCCGCCTCTTGGGTGGCGACAGCAAGACGTTCTGGCGTCCATCCCTTCGCGTCCATGAGGGCTTTAATGTTTTGTCCTGGGGTCATCGTGTGCCTTTCGCTTAAATCATTAAGAGAATCAAGTGATAAGCAAATGATAGACGACCAGTCGCCGTTTGTCAACAAAATTTACAAACAGCGACTCTTGCCGCCACTGCCAGTGCTGCGGAGGAGTAGATCGTCACTCGGTTATCCATCACGTGTCCTCTACCCGGTCCAGCGCCACCCGTATCCCGGCGCTCGCGTTGCCGTCGCCCAGTTCGCGCGCCTTGGCCCAGTACGATGCGGGCATTGTTACGTCTTGCCGCTCTGTCGGATCGTCGGGCGCGGCGAGTGGCTTGCGGCCTCCGCCAGGGGCGCGCTTGCGGGGCGACTTGGCCTCCAGTATCACCGCCTCGGTTTTCTCTGCTTGGGTCATGCCACGATCTCCCACTTGCCTGTCTCGTTGCCGTCTTTGTCAGAAATAACGCCTTCGGCGCCGGTCGATAACCCAATATCGTTACGCCAGCAATAGTCAAAGTGTTGCATCAGCCACTCCATTCTGTCGGCTACGTCGTCGAAGTCTTCTATGATGTCCGACGTGATGTCCAGTTCGATCACCAGTTTCATTCTGTGTCTCCTGCCCGTGTGGGGATTAGTCAGCGTCCTGCTGGTAGTTGAAAAGCGGGACTTCGGACACGCGGTACCCCTGACTGCGCAGTTGTTTGAAAAACTCGCCAGCGCGGGTCAAGTCGGTGAATACCTTTGAATCGAAGATATCGTTTTCGTCATGCCACTGCACGCGCACGGCATTTGGTATCAGTGCTGAATTGTGCATCATGCTCTCTCCTTCGTCTTGCCCGGCCCCTCGCGAGGCCGGGCGGGTTGCTAGATTTTCCCGAGAAGCCTATCGCAAAGGAAGTTGTATGCCATCTGCGTCTCAAAGAATCGTTCGTAGTCGTTTTGGCATTGGGCCAGCTTCGCGGCCAACATGTCCTTGTGGCAAATCACAAGGTTTTCTATCTCACGCTCCTTCATGTCATGCCATCCTGATTTCGCCGGACTCAACCCAACACGGCACGTAGTAACTTGTCACGGTATCCGCGATTCGGCGAAGCACATCCTCGGCCTTTCCGAACTTCGCAATTTGCCGGTTCACGTAGCTCTCGGCTTTGGCCTTGCGAAGCACCTTGTCAACACTGAGGTGGGTCTTGCTGCCGTGAAGTTTGATCGCGGCGCAGTTTGTTCCATAGCGGTAGTCATTAGCCCCGTCACTCAGTACAATGCGGCGCTTCGGGCAGCGGGTGCCACAGCATTCACAGCGTTCGCCGTCACTCTCTTCGATTCCGAGGACCGTCCAGCCTTTCATCTTCCTTCTCCCTGCCGTTCCCGGCGGTTGCCTTAACTGTCATTATTGTATCATGATGAATTAAGAAAGTCAAGCCCCACGAAAAGCACACTGGATTTCTTGGCTGAATCTCGCGGACTTCTTGGCAGAATCTCGGCATCCTGAACGGAAACGTAAGGCATTCCACGGCAACCAAAGGCAATTGCCAAGAACAGAAAAAGCCCCTTTCAGCTTGTGTTTAAGCCGAAAGGGGCGTTTTTCAATGGTACCTGGAGTGGGGATCGAACCCGCGACCTCTGGATCCACAATCCAGCGAGGACCATTGTAAATAAAGGTTATTCTGATCGCCTTGGCAGAATCTTGGCATTTTACCGCCTTGGTGGCGGCAAATCCACCCCAAGCACCTCGGCCAACTCCCGCACCTCCGGATCCAGGGCCTCCAGTTCCCGCGTAATCGCCTTCGCCCGCTCAGGGCTCGCCTGTTCCCGTTCGCGCTCCAGGTCCGTCTGACGCCGCTCCATGGCCTCGTAGCGGTCCCACGCATCATCCAGCGCGCTCCGGTCAACCTCGACCGTCCAGGAGCCGTCCGTGCCTTGTGTGGCCACGCAGCCCGCCAGCCCGAGGGAGAGGGCCATGAGCAGAGCCGCCGTGAGGTTCCGGTAATTCGGATAGGTCGCTGGTCTCGCTGGGGCCTTCCGCGTCTTCCGCACGTTGTTCACGGCACGAATCACGGCGGCCAGCACACCGACGCCCACAGTAAGCAGTGCCTTGTCGGACATGTCGCCCTCGGGAATCTCCACCTGCGTAAGCGCGCCACCGACCGCCACGCTGTACATCAGGAAGGATTGAAATGCTTTCTTCGCGGTGGTCCGCTTCCGTACCTTTGCCATGCTTCGTACTCCTAAATACGATCCCGCCACAGCCACGCGCACAGGGCGAGCAATGCCAGGATCAGGGGGAATTCAAAATTCGTGTGCCACCAGCGGGGCGTGTTCATGTCCGGGCCCGCCGAAGCCAGCCAGCTTCGAAGCGCTTAAACTTGTTCGGGTTCACCCGCACGAGATACCGATACCAGGCGGCCTGCTCTTCGCGAAGCGCGGACACCAGCGAGGCGTCGTTGATCTTGTTCGTCGCCCGCAGCGTCTGTGGGCCCAGCTTCCCGTCGCAGTCCAGCGCCATGCCGAAGCGGTTGCACGCGGCCTGCAACATCTTCACGCCGCGCGGCACGCCGCAGTTGTAGGTAATGTCGAGCATCTTCGACGCAACCATGGGCGAAAGGATTTCGTTCAGGCCGACCGCCACCCACCAATGCCGGTACACGTACACGCGGGCATCGGCGCGGGAAAATGACCACAGGTCCTGCTTGTCCAGTGCCCCGTTGTGGTTCTTGTCGAAATCCATATCGCCGCTGTCTTGCAGGTTGCGCAGCGTAATGCCGTAGTTCGTCGGCCCCGCGTGGTCCGTCGTCTTGCCGCCCTCCAGGGCCATGAGATTATCGAAGGCCGATAGGAATTTAGAGTCCTTTATCGCCCGTCCCCCCAATGCCAAGTGCGCCCTCGATGCGCCCGTTGCTACGGCTGAGGTCGTCGAGCTTCTTGAAAACCAGCCCGAAATCTTCCCGATCCTCTTTCCGATCTGTCTCGGCACGCTCAAGTCGCGCCCCATGGTCTGCAAGCTTCTCGTTCACTTGCTGCATCCAAGCGCCCATGCTCGCCTCTGCTTTCTCCGGGCCTTTCGGCTCCGGCGTTTTTCGCCCAAACACCGCCGCCAGCACGCCCCCGAAAAAGGTCCCGGCTGCCGCGAGTCCGGCCCACGCTGCTGGTATCTCCCCGTGCTCAGCCAAAGAAAAAGCTCCCGGTCTCCGTGCCGCCGCCTGCAGCGTTCCAAGCGCCCGCCGTGTAGAACGTCGTCCCCGAGTAAAACGCGTGGTACATCGTCAGTGCGTAATTCGCGCTCCGGGCCACGTTGCTGTATTCCACGAGCGAGATCTCGCCGTCGAAATAGTTCGTCAGGCTCGACCGCCGCGCCACGCCGATGCTGATGTGAGTCCAGTCAGCAGACGCCGGATCGAGCGTCTGTGTGCCGGTATTGGCCCCGGAGATTCGCGCGGTGCCATTGTTCCCGTCGTAGCCACCCTGGGCGAACATCCACGTGTCTGCGCTGTAGCCCGCGCTGCTGACTGCAATGCGCTCATTGCCGCCGTCGCCGTAAGACCGCCAACGAATCGGATCGCTGGCAACCGCGCCAGCGGCTTCGAGCACCGCGTAGTTGTCTGATGCGCCATTATTGGCAAGCGCCGCGATGGTCTGTGATAGCGTAATCGAGTCTGAGTTGAACCAGCCCGAGATAGCCACCGGCCAATCGGTGGTAGGTGTCGTTGCCGAATAGAGGTACTGTGCGCTGCCCGAAAACAGGTACGACTCCGCGCCCTCGGTCGGGGAACCGCTACTCGTGCTGGGCGACCCGCTCGCGGTCAGGTGATACGCATTCTGCGCCGCGTTGTTCAAGGGGTTCGCGCCGCACAACGGGTAAAACATCGTGACCGAAGACGGGAACACGTTGTACTGGCCGTAGGTGTCCGTCGCGGCGTACATCGTCGCGCTGGCATTACCCACGTAGACACGATAATCCGTGTCCACGCTCGCCGACAGGCCGATGGTCTCGAAGAGCACCATGCCCGTATCGGTCCCGGTGTCCACGTCCACCACGTAGATGGCGCACTCCGTAGAGCCGTCCGCCGTCGTCACCCGGATCGATTCGCCCGTCGTGTCCGATACCGCGTCCATGGCCGAGTGGAAATCGCCGGGCATGTCGGACAAGTAGAACGGCGCGTATGCAGTCGCCTCTTCCACTTGCGCCGCGTCCACAGTGATTACCACGTAGCCCGCCGACCCCGCACAGTCGGAGCACGTGGCCACCGCCGCCCAGGGCAGCAGCAGCGCCGCGAATAGAATCAGCCAGCGCTTCATTATTTCACCGCCTCAGCGCTCACCGCCGCCGCCGTGTCGTAGGGCTTCACCACCAGCGCGCCCTTGTCATCCGTTCCCACGTAGTACCGCGCGTCCCGGAGTTTGCCCGCCGACTCGATAGCCGCGTCCACGTCGGCATACCCGTCGTAGTAGGCAATGGAGTACTTCACGATCTTCACGCTCTGCGTGGTCTCGATAGCCGAAATGATGGGCGCCACCTCGTCAATGGGTTCGGGCTTGGTGTCCACGGCAAGCACCAGCGGGGGCCGCGTCTGCCAAGAAGTTTCCAGCGTGCTCGTGTTCTGGATCACGGCCACCGTGTTATCGGCGATCACGTCGCCGTCCTGGTAGAGGTAGCTGATCCGCGCCACCACGTAGCCGGGGAACAGGTCAATCACACCCTCGGGCGTTTTCAGTGCCGCCACGGGCGCGGTCAGCGGCTCCCCCTGGGCGTCAGACTGGATGATCGCAGTGAGCACGCCGGGGGCCGCAGCAATCTCAGCGCGTCGGTCTTCCAGGGTGTCGGCCATCGCCGGAAGGCAGGCCAGAATTAGAATCAGGTATTTCATGTCGTGTTCCTTAAGGGTTGCTGCCGGTAGCCATGCAGCGCCAAACCGAGCCGTCCCATACGGCCCGCGTGTACAAAGTTTTCGTTGTGATCGTCGTCGTCGGCAGAGTCGCCGCACCGCTGGCCCACGAAGCTCCCCACGTAATCGCACGCGCGCCCGTCCCCGTGATCCAGATGTCTATGTAGTCCCCCGTCGCAGGCGTGCCGCTCAGGCCGCTGGTCATCGAGGTAATGTCCGCCGCCTGTGCCGTGATGATGTACAGGTCGTAATTGTCGGTATTGATCGTGGGTGTCGCGCTGCTGGTCGTCGTCCCGGTCCGCGCAGAGATCCGCTTGTTCG